TCAGCATCGTCTGGGCCTGCGTGAAGATCCTCAGTGAAACGGTATCCGGACTGCCTCTCAAGCTTTACGACGACAAAGACGGCAAACGTCAGATAGTAAAGGCGAATGACCGCGCCAGTCGGATCTTGCGCAAGCCGAACCCGTACATGACGCGGCTGAATTTCCTCAAGGCCGTAGTGGTGAACATGGCGCTGCGCGGTAATGCGTACGCGATCATCGAACGCAACGGGTCGGGCGATCCGATCGGATTCACCCTTGTATCTCCCGACAACGTCACCGTCGACACGCTCGATTCTCGGTTGATCTATTGCGTCAATCTCGATGGCGAGCGTGTTCCGGTATCCCCGGAGAACATGCTCCACTTCAAGCTGTTCAGCACCGACGGCATCAATGGCATGTCGCCGGTGGAGCATCAGGCGGAGACCATCGGCCTGGCCAAAGCGGCGCACGACTGGTCGGCGCGGTTCATGCGCAAGGGTGGGTTCACCGGCGGCTACGTCATCTACGACAACTTCCTCACCGCTGAGCAGCAGGCTCAGGTGATGGCCAAGTTTCCCGACGTGCGCAAGGCCGACACCGAAGACCTCGGCAAGATGGCCATCCTTCAGGGCGGGCCAACGATCGTGCCCGCCGGCCTGACCCAGAAAGACAGCCAGTTCATTGAATCACAGCAGTTCCAGGAAGAGGCCTTGGCCGGCGTCTGGGGCGTTCCGCTGTACCTGGCCAACCGGGCCAGCAAGACCTCGATCATGGGTTCCAACCTGGAGCAGCAAACCAGCGGGTTTGTGACGTTCGGCGTGAAGCCCTACCTCGATGCCATCGAAGACGAGCTCAACGACAAGCTCTATGCGAGCACCGATCGGTTCGTCGAGTTCGTCGTCGAGGGTCTGCTGCGTGCCGACAGCGCTGCTCGTGCGACCTATTTCGGAGGCGCGCTTGGCGGCTCTGGTGGATCTGGCTGGATGACCATCAATGAGGTCCGCGAAAAGGAAAACCTGCCGCCGCTGGTAGGCGACGAATACAACCGGGTCACCCGGTGGGAGACGCAAGGCAATGCTGACAAAAATTGAGTTTCCCTTCGAGGTCAAGGCGGTCGACGACGCTGGCAACTTCGAGGGCTATGCCGCGGTGTTCAACAACGTTGACCTGGGTGACGACGTCATTCTGCCGGGCGCCTTCACGAAGGTTAAAACCACCCGCGCGGGCCGTCTGAAGCTGGCGCTGTTTCATGACCTGACCCGGCTGATCGGCTCTGCGGACTTCACCCAGGATGCCCACGGCCTCTACATCAAGGGCAAGGTCAACCTGGCTGTGAGCTATGCGCGCGATGCGTATGAGCTGATGAAGGAAGGCACGCTGGACAGCATGTCCATCGGCTTCAACACTCTGCTGGCCGCGTACGAAGAGCGCGAGGGCCGCAGCATCAGGATCATCAAGCAGGCTGAGTTGTGGGAAGCCTCGCTGGTGCCTTTCGGCATGAACCCGGAAGCCACCGTCACCAACGTCAAATCGGACATCAGACTTTTTGAGAAGGCGCTGCGCGACCGCATGGGCCTTTCGCAAAAGGAAGCGGCAGCTGTCGCTTCGCTCGGCTACTCCGCTGTGCACCGTGATGGTGGCGCAGCGGCCACGGTGATCGTGGATGAGCTGAAAGACATTTCAACCCTGTTCACCCAACATTTCGGAGTATCACAATGAGCGAAGTGAAAGAGCTGCGCGACTCCCTGGACAAGCAACTGAAAGAGGGCTTCCAGGGCCTGCAGCAAAAGTACGACCACGTCACCGAAGAGCTGCAGAAAGGCAACTCCGTGACGCTGGAAATGAAGTCCAACATCGAGAAGCATAAAGGCGAGATCGAGCGCGTCATCGAGCAAGTGCAGAAGCTCGAAGAAAAGGGCATCCAGCTGCGCAACCAGGTCGGCGAGAAAAAAAGCTTCATCGATCTGGTCAAGGGCAACGACGCCTACAAGGCACTGCAGCAGAAGAACCAGAACCAGGCCGAGATCGAAATCACCAAGTCCGACATGGCTTCCATGTCCGAAACCAAGCTGACCAGCGCGGGCCTGGTGCCTACCCAGTGGGATCCTGTCATCCAGGATCGACCGCGCCAGGATCTGGTGATCCGCGACCTGATTCCTACCACCCCGGTCGATGGCCAGAGCTACAGCTACTACGTCGAGAAGCTGCATACCCGCGGCGCCGGCATGGTGGCCGAAGGCGCGGCCAAGCCGTCCAGCGACGTCACGTTCGAGGTGAAACAAGACAACGTCCGCAAGATCGCGGTGTGGATGCCTGTCACCGATGAAGCGCTCGACGACATCCCTCAGCTGTACAGCTACATCCAGGAACTGCTGCGCTACGACCTGAAGCTCAAGGAAGAAGGACAGATCCTCAAGGGCGACGGTCAAGGCAACAACCTGAACGGCATCATGACCCAGGCCAGCGCCTTCAACGCGGCATTGGCCCAGGCTGGCGACACGGCGATCGATACTGTGCGTCGTGCGATCTACCAGGTCCGCAAGCAGTCCAAGCGCGGCGCCGACGCGATCGTCATGACCGATCTGGATTGGATGAACATTGAGCTGCTCAAGGATGCGGACAGCCGCTACCTGTTCGCCAACCTGCAGGGCATGGTCACTCCTGTGCTATGGGGCCGCCCGGTCGTGGTATCCGACAGCATGGACGAAGGCGTGCCTGCTGCTGCTGGTGTCGCGGCGACCGGCGGTGAATTCGTGGTTGGCTCGTTTGCCCAGGGCGCCCGCCTGTACGACCGCATGGCCTTCACTGTGAAAGTGGGTTGGATCAACGACGACTTCGTCAAGAACCAGCGCGTGCTGCTGGTGGAAGAGCGCCTGGGCCTGGCGGTTCGCCGTCCGTACGCTTTCGTCAAAGGCCGCTTCGCAGCTGCCAAGTAATCCATCCTGTCACTGGGGCCTGCGGGCCCCTTTTTGTTGAGGTGATGCATGAAAATTCGAACCCTGTGGGGCTTTGAAGGTGACCCGGCCAAGTTGGGCGTGGCTTTGGCGCGGATCCACGCTGGCGAAGTTCTCGAGGATGTTGAGGACGAGTATGCCTATGGCTTGATCGGCAAGGGCCTGGCCGTTCAGGTTACCGACGGTGCTGCGCCGAAGGAGACCAAGCCGGCCATGGCAGCCGAAAAGAAAGCGGCAGCAGAAAAGGCGGCAGCTGAAAAAGCTGAGCAGGAGCGGCTGAAGGAGCAGGCCGAGAAGGAAGAAGCCGATCGCCTTGAGGCCGAGGAAAAGGCCAAGAAAGAAGCCGAGGATAAAGCCAAGAAAGAGGCGTCGTAATGATCGCGCTCGCCCTGGTCAAGACGCACCTGCGCGTCGACGGGGTCGAAGAGGATCAGCTGATCGAAGGCTATATGGCGGCCGCGCTGGCTCACGTCGAACAGCACTGCGACCGTGTGCTGGTCGAGGGCGTCCCTGTACTTCCGGATCAGATGGCGCTGACCAAGGATGTTCAGCAGGCGGTCCTGCTGTTGGTAGGCCACTGGTACGCCAACCGTGAAGCGGTGGTCATCGGTGGCGCGCCTGCCGAGGTGCCGCTGGCGGTTGATCGACTGCTCTGGTACAGGAAGAAATTCTGATGAGAGCCGGGCCTCTGCGACATCGTCCCACCCTCTACAAACCTGTGCGGGTCAAGAATCGAACCGGTGGCTTTGATGACACATGGGTCGATTCTGGCCAGCTGTGGGCCGAGTTCACGTTGCCCACCGGCCGCATCGAAGCGGTGGCTGAACAGCTATCTGCGATCGTGACCGCAGAAGTGCGAGTCAGGCCTCGCGCTGATCTGGTCGCCGGCTGCCGCCTGGAGAACAGGGGTGTCACCTATCTGATCGTGGCAGCGCTGCCGGACAACGAGCTTTCGATGCTCCGTCTGCTCTGCACCAACGTTCCCAACCCTTGAGGATATTCCCATGAAAGTTCGAGCACTGGCCGATCTGTCCGGTACCGTAGGCGATCGCGCCGCCGGCGACGAGTTTGTCACTGACGCCACCACCGCCCAGTCGCTGATCGACCGCGGCCTGGTGGCAAAAGTCGATGACGACGCGAGCGCCCTGGCCAAGCCCGCCAAGGCCAAGGAGTAGGCCGTGGCGCGCCGGTCCCGCATGTCCGGCGACTTCAAACTGCGCCGGACGCTACGCAATATCCATCAGACGATGGATAACGAACTGCGCCCGGCCATGCAGCAGGCCGCCATCAAGATCCTGGCCACCATGCAGGTGACCGTGCCGCGCGACACGGGTGAGGCGGCCGGAGCCCTTCAGGCTTTCGTGTCCAAGAGCGGGCTGGATGCGCAGATCGGCATCCGGGGCAAAAAGGACAACCGTCGATTTTTCTATCTGCGGTTCCTGGAGTATGGAACCAAGGGCTACGACGGGAAGAAGCGCGCCGGCAACCGCAACCGCTCGGTCAAGAACAAATCCGACGGTAGCCATTTTTTCGGCAAGTACCCAGACATTCCCGCGCTACCGGCACACCCATGGCTGCGGCCTGCCCTGGACGTGAACCGTGAGGTGGTGCTGGCGGACATTCGCGCTGCTGTGAACCGAACGCTGAAGAAGGCCAGCCAGGGGGTGAGCGATGGCTGATCCGTCCGTTGCTCTTCAGGTTGCGTTGGTTGCGCGGCTGGAGGCCGAAGTGTCATGCCCCATTTACGATGGCGCGCCACTCGACACGCCGATGCCGTACCTCTCCATCGACCGCGAAATCTCGACCAACATCAGCCCTATCGCCGGCCGCAAGCGGCAGATGCGCCTGATCTATCTCACCGTCTGGTCAGATGCACACGGGCAGGCCGAAGTGAAGCGCATCAATGCCGAAGTAACAGCCGCACTGGATGAGCGTCGCCTGCCGCTGGAAGAGGGCCGGGCGGTGTCTGTCCGGGTCGAGCGCGCGGATGCGCAACGCGATGCCGACGGCGTCACCTACATGGGCGCTATCACGGTCCGCGTCATCACCACTCACTGATTCAACATCGGCCGCCTCGCGGCTTTATCCAATGTGCCTTTTGGAGGAATTTCCATGGCCGACAATCTGAATACCGCCGCCGGGTGCCGCCTCGGCATCGGCACCAAGACCGGTGCCAACACCGAAGCCGATTACAAAAAGGACGTCTACGTCGACGTGGGCGAAATCGAGGATCTGGGCGAGTTCGGCGACACCTTCAGCAGCGTGAATTTCACGTCGCTCAAGGATGGCCGCGTGCGCAAGTACAAGGGCACCGCCGACGCGGGTGACCTGACGTTGACGGTGGGCCTGGACAACGGCGACCTGGGCCAGAAGGCCGTGAAGGTCGCGCACAAGGACCGTACCAAGGGTGACTACAACATCAAGGTCACGCTGAACGATGGCGACCCGACGGCCAACCCGGTAGTGCTGCCGACCACCTTCTATTTCCGGGTGAAGGTGATGAACAACACCGTGGCACCGGGCGCTGCCGACAACGTCGTCCGCCGCAACATCACCATGGGCATCAACTCCGACATCATCGAAGTGATCGCCGGCCCTGCCGCCTGATTGCCGGGGCTTCGGCCCCGCTTCCCAAGGAATTGATCCATGAGCAAAACCCTACACGGCGCGACCTCGGTGCAGGTCGGTGACGAATCGTTCGACCTGACCATTACCCTGGCGGCGGTGCGCAAGATCGAAGCGCACTTTGGTGGCCTGCGCGGCGCCGCTGAATCGCTGCGTGTGCTGAGCGTTGACGGTGTGGCGCTGATCATCGCCGCCGGCGCCGGGCTCAGCGCCGATGCCTCCCGCGAAATGCCCGAAAAGGTCTGGCTGGCCGGCGTGTCCGGCATTGCCGCGCAGCTAACCGGTTACCTCGGTGCGCTGTACAACCCCCGCGGCGACACGCCGGGAAACGTCGAAGCGGGGAAGGCGTAAGCGCCGTCGAAGACGGCAGCTATGTGGATCGCCTCTTTGCGGTGGCCACCGGCTGGTTGGGCTGGGCACCAGACGTTGCCTGGCGAACGCCTCTCCCCGAACTCTTCATTGCCATGGACGCCAAGATCGAATGGGCCCGTATCACCAACCCATTTGGCAGTGGCCGATCGGCCGAAAAACCCAAACCCACCACCGTGGCTGAAAAACTGCGCCAGGCACTGACCGGGCGCAAGGCTGCGCAGTAGATCCGTGAACCATCATTAGGGGCCCCGCATGGCTGATTCCGACGTCCAGGGGATGCTCGTACGCATCGAGGCCACCACCGCTCAGTTGCGCCAAGAGCTGGCGCGGGGCGAAACGGCCGTGGCCAAAACGTCCGGCCAAATCGACAACAGCCTGGGTGAGGTCGATAAAGCCTTCGACCGCACCGGTGCCAATGCCAGCGTGCTACAGCGCTCGATCAGCGCGGCATTCACGGGCATGGGCCTGGCCGCAACAGCTGCGATCGCAGGGCTGGTGGCGATCACCACCAAGACGGCCGAGTATGCGCAGGAGGTACGCAACCTCTCCACGCTGTCGAACACGTCCACCACCGAGTTCCAGCGCATGGCCGCCGGCGCGCGAACCGTGGGTGTCGAGCAGGAAAAGCTGGCGGATATCTACAAGGACACCACCGACCGCGCCGGAGAGTTCATCTCGCGCGGCGGTGGCGAGATGGCAGACTTCTTCAAGGAGATCGCGCCTCGGGTTGGCGTCACCGCCCAGATGTTCGCCAACCTGTCCGGGCCTCAGGCCCTGCAGCTCTACTACAACTCGCTGGAAAAGGCGGGGCTCAACCAGCAGCAGATGACCACCTACATGGAGGCCATGGCGGATGAGGCTACAGCGCTGATTCCACTGCTCAGGAACAATGGCGCAGGTTTCCAGCAGCTTGGCGATCAGGCAGAGACGGCTGGAAACATCCTGTCGAGCTTCCAGATTGACCGGCTGGTGCAGGTGAACCAGTCCATCAAGACACTGGAGCAATCTTTCGCCGGTGCGACACGCCAGTTGGTGGCTGGAATGCTGCCTGGCATCGAGAGCGTTACGCAGCGCCTCAACGCGATGTCCAAGAATGGCGTCACCGAAGGCCTGGGCGCTGGCATCGGCTTCCTCGCCGACAACCTGAATATTTTGGTCGCGATTCTCGGCGGCAAGGTGGCGGCGGCCTTCGTCGGCTATTTGTCGAACCTGGCAGCGAGCACTGCGGCCAGTGTGCAGTCGCGTTCCGCGAACATCGCCCAAGCGGCCAGCGCCGTCCAGGTGGCCACCGCCAATCAGATCGCAGCACAATCGGCTGTCGTACGGGCTGAGAAAGAAGCGATCGCGGCGCGCGGTACTGCAGTTCAGACGCAGATGTCGATCCAGTTGGCTGAAGCACGGATGGCAGAGCGGGCCGCGACTGCTCAACTCGCTGTTGCTCAGACCACGCTTAAAACGGCTTCAACTGGCGTACTTGCCCTATTGGGCGGCCCGGCTGGTATCGCAGCGCTGGCTGTCGGCGCTGGCATAGCCTTTCTTACCATGGGTAGCAATGCCAAGGATGCCGCGAAAAGCCTGGATGATCTGAAGGAGCCTCTCGATCAGCTCATCGTGAAGTTCAGGCAGATGACTGCCGAGCAGCGCGCGGGGGCGATGGTGCGGTGGGGAGAAGAGCAGGCGCAGGCAGCCAAACAGGCCGGCGAAGAGTTTTCATCGCTGCAAAACATGATGAAGACGGCACTGGTCGGTCCCCGATCAAGTGAGGCCGGTACGTCGGCCTATCGCACCCTGACTCAAGAGATGGAGCAGGCGAGGAAAACCGGGCAGTCGATCATCCCCATCTTGGAGAAAGCGGCAGCAAGCGGCATTGATCCGAAGACAATCGACGGATGGAAAAAACAAGCCGAGCAGTTCTCCAACATCGACCAGACCGCCAGGCTCGCGGCTGAGCGCATCTCAGCGCTGAAGGTCGAAGCGTCGAAGCCGGTTACCGGAGGAAGCGGTGATGACGCGGCCGCGATAAATGCGGGCAACACTTTCCTCCAGCAACTGGAGAAACAGCAGCACACGCTGCAGGACAAGACTGCTCTGGAGCAGGCCGATCGGTTCATCATCGAGAACAAGATCAAGTCCGAAAGTGACCTGGCTGCCAAGATTCGCGAGCGAGCCAAAGCGATTGATGCGCTCAAGGCTTCCGATAAGGCTGCGACCAAAGGGGAGTCTGAGGCGGAAAGGGCTCGCAAGGCCGCCAACAGCGCGCTGGAACAGCAGGTCAAGACGGCCCAGACTTCATTCGATGCCTTGAAAAAAACCTTCGACCCGGTAGGCGCCGCGGCTGATGAGCTCAAGAAGAAGACCGAAGAACTCGACCTGCTGTTCCAAAGCAACAAGATTTCGGTTGATGAATATGCCAAAGGCCTGGGCTGGCTGAAGGATCAGTACGACACCACAGTTGCCTCGGCGACCGGCCTGTCCCAAGCGATGCAGTATCAAGCGGATCTGGAAAAGCAGCTGAACAACGCCCGGGCTTCCTACGACGCCATGGCATCAGCTGTCGGTATGGGCGACAAGGACTCGGAGCGTGCGCAAGCGCGCCTCGACCTGGAGCGTCAGACCAATGACAGGATCCTTGCGCTACGCACCGACCTGGCCACGGCTACCACCGAAAAGCAGCGGCAGGACCTGCAGAAACAAATCGATCTGACCGAGGAATACGGCACCCGGCAAGTGCAGGTCATGCAGGAAGGCTGGAAGAAGATCGACCAGGCCCAAAGCGATTGGAGTAATGGCGCGAGCCGGGCTTGGGGAAACTACCGCGACAGCGCTGCGGATGTTGCTGGCCAGACGGAATCGATGTTCTCCAATGCGCTCAGCAGCACCGAGGACGCCATCGTGCAGTTCGCCAAAACCGGCAAGCTGTCGTTCAAAAGCCTGGCCGACTCCGTTATTGAGGACTTGATCCGAATCCAGGCCAAGCAGGCCCTGGTCGGGCTCGCCAGTTCCGCCTTCAGCTTTCTGTCCGGGGGTAGTGCGGCTCTCGGACAGGGAACCATGACCGGATTCAGCGAAGTTGTCGCTAATGCCAAGGGCGGCGTTTACGACTCTCCCAGCCTGTCCTCCTTTTCCGGTGGTGTCTATGACAGCCCGCAGGTTTTCGCTTTTGCCAAGGGCGCAGGCGTTTTTGGCGAAGCTGGGCCGGAAGCGATCATGCCGCTGACGCGTGGCGCGGACGGCTCGTTGGGCGTACGTGCTTTGGGCGGCGGCGATACCGACTCAAGCTCGAAGGCCGGCAGTATCCTGGCGGGCGTGACTCAGCATTTTCACTTCGGTGGTGGCGGTGATGCGGTGTCCAGGGCGGAGCTCAAACAGGCGGCGCAGGAAGGCGCACAGGCCGGCTACCAGATGGTGCTCGGCGACCTCAAAAGAAACGGGGCAGCCCGACAACTGATCAATCGCCGGTAAG